AGACTGGACACTGTTGCGAATCAGAGACAACGACAGGGCGGTGAAGCTGGAGGTGCTCGACGCAGCAAGCTGAGTCAGCACGCTGGAGTCGATGCTGTTCGCACCGTCTGCAGTCGCGCGCACCAGAGCCGAGAGGGACTCGCCCAAGCGATAGGACATTTCCTTCGCGACGTTCTCGACCGTGTTGTCGATCGCGGTAGCGAGAGACAAGGACGAGAAGTTGGCGTAATCCGCGTACTCGCCGATGGTCGCGGTGTTCGTGAGCACGTTGATGCTCAGAGACGAACCCACGGTGCCTTCGGTGGTCGGCGTGGTGTTGGCAGCCAGCGGAACGTACATGAACAGTTCGTACTGGTTACCGGACTTCATCGGCAGTTCCAAACGCTCGGAACAACGGACGAAGGGGGTCTGCGCCTTCAGGTTCTCACGGAAACGTTTGTCGTAGTACTTCACCGTGGACTGGGGCAGGTTACTGAGTTGGTTGCCGCTAGGAGAAAAACTCATACAGGTTTATCCTTTTTTAGACTTGACCGAGACGCTGGCGACGCTTGAGCAGGGCTGCCTGTTCTAGGTCGTTGACGAGTTTCGCAAAGCGCGGATCTTTGATCTTCGCCTTGTAATCGTCGGGAGTCATCTTGTCAATGTCAGCAAGAGTCAAAGAGGCGTCCACGGGCGCGGGGCCCGCTGCTGAAGACACTCGGTCATTCAAGCCAGACGGTATTTGACTATGTCGCTTTGGTTGCGGCTGCGGCGTCGGGTCAATGCGGACCTCTGCTACAACTGGCTCCTGCGCTTTCGGAGCGGGTTCCACCACGGGTACGGGTTCCGATCGCACGATCGGAGCCTCATTCAGTAATCCAACTGACTTGAGGCTTGAGTAGGCTGCTTGAAAATTTTCGACGGTGGGTGCCAGCCCTTTCTTGAACATCCAATCCGTCAGGTTCTGTCTGTTCTCCACATCGGCGCTCAGGAAATCGGGCGTGTTCGCTGCGAAGATGTCAAAATTTTGTTTCGCCATCACTTGGAGTGTGGCCATTTTCTGTTCGTTGAACGCCTTCGCGAGGTCCGCCAGGGGAATCCCCAGTCCAGACTCGATCAGTTTGTCGCGCGCGGCAGTGAACTTCTCGGGATCGGTCAGATCCTGGGCGAGTTGGAATCGCTCGTCCACTGTCAACGACTTCGGCTTCAGTTCAAGAAGGTCGCCGTTGAACCGCTCGGACGCGTCGGGAACCGTCTCTTCCGGGGCGATGCCCAGACGGTGCTCCCTGTTGACCTTGCGGAGTTGGCGAATCAGGAGGGTGTTCTGCGCGGCGAACTTCTCCGCGAAGTCTTCCTGGGTCGTGTACTTAATAACTTGCTTGCCGCCGAGTGGGCGACCTTGCTCGTCGGTCGGCTGATACTCGTAGCGCGACTCGGGGATGACGGGCTCCGCTGCGGGGGCGGCGGGCTCTACTACGGGCTCAACTGTCTCAACGACGGGAGCAGGTGGGGGCGCGGCCTGGGTATTCAGGCGGTTGACCGCTTCCATGAATGCGGGATCCTTCAGGTTCTCGCGGTAAACGTTCGCGTCCATGTTGTTCAATTCTGTAATCGTAAGCATAGGCTCCTCCTATTCGAACTCTTGCGGTAGTGCCAACGTCTCAGGGTTTTCGGGGGTTCCGACGCCTGAGTTGTTGTATGTGTCGACTTGCGTAATCTCCTGCAGACGATCCATGACGCCTGAGTAGAACATGCTCGCCCCGCGGGACCACTTATGGGCCTGCAGGATAGCTTCGTCGCTACCTTGGTTCATCATGTTCACGTTCATGAGTCTGAGTTCTTCCTCCATGATTCGCTGCAGGATATCGAACCACTCCTGCTTGATCGCTGCCGCCATCACGCCGAGTTGGCGACTGTCGAGGGTGAACGTCGGTCGGAACATGTTTGGTTCTGTGGAAGGTTTCAGCATTTCTCCTCCGAAAAATTTGGGCAGTTTATCCTGTTGCCCAGCAGTGAGTCTTACTCAACAGTCGGCATCTGACCTTGCAAGCCACCCGTACTCGGCACGCCTTCAACCGTCTGACTCAGCGAAGATGCCTTCGCTGCTTCTCGGGTGATGTCGCGCTTAATACGGTTGTCACTTGCTTGGTCTTCCAACTGTTGTTTCTCGGCGAACTTTGCTTGGTCGCCTTGCTGTTTCATTTGCATCTGTTGCTGCTGGAGTGCGGCTTTTGAGTTCGCATCCCGCTTCTGGATGTCCGCGGGGGACATCGGAACAACGATGTCGTTCTTGTTCTTCCATTCGCTTGCTTCGAGCCACATCGAGATGATTGCTTCGATGTTGATCTTCTTGCCCGCTTCGGCCAGCATTGACTGGATGTTCGGGTTGTCGAGGATCTGGGTGAGCATGACCATGCTCTGGGCCATCGTCCGCTTTGCAGCGAGTGAGGATCCAGCAAGCACTTCGTACTCGATCTGAGCATCGTGGTAGTCTTGGATCTGGAACGGGCTGTCGGCGTCCGTTAGGAACTCCGTACCCATTTCCTTGCCCAGGACGTGGAGGATGGCGGCATCCGACATGAAGTTGAACACGAGCATGTCAATGATGCTCAACCACGGCTTGAACACCTGCTCGATGAAGTTATCGAGCGGGCCGTCCAGTCGGGTTGCGGACGCGCCAGCCATCAGGTTTGCGCCTGTAGCGGAGCGTCCCATACCTGCACGGGGTCCAGCCGAACTGCCCTGTACGAGCGTTTGGTCTGCGCCCGAGGAAGACTCGGTGGCCGATTCGCTTTCCTTGATCGCTCCCCAGATGTCCGAGGGGACTTTGGGTTGCTCAAGTAGGGCGTATGATTCTTTCACATCCGTCACCGACATGATCTTGCCGAGGTTGGTGCGGATGGTCTGAGTTGGTGCGTTCTCCGATCGATTGCGGAGATAGATAGGGTTGACGCCATACGACAGAATCTTAAGAATGGCGTTAATGGTGCCTTGGTCGACGCGTTGATTCTGTCCCACGATGAGCCCAAGTCCCATGCCGTAAAATGCACGGGGTCGGTTCCACCAGTTCGCACTCAGGAACGGGATTCGTTTGAATTCGTTCTTGCCGCGGAAGATTACTTTCTCTTCGTTCAGGGCCAGGATCTTTCGTCCCTTGTCCCAGTATTCGAGGACTTCCATCTTGCGGCGGAGAGGGTCGGGACTGGTGTCCTGATTTTCCTTCTCGCTGTGATGGATGATGCCTTCCATGTAGGAGGCTTGCGTCACCTCATTGGTCGTGCCGTTGAATGGCCGATCCCACATCGCCTTGAGGGCAGCGTCGTCTGGGAAGTCCCATCCTTCGATTGCCGCGCCTGTCTCACCAGCTTCGCGCGCGTCGTCGATCGCCTTCTTGATGTCACTAAGCTGATACCAGTCCATGTATCGGACGTCGATCACCCAGCGCGCCATGCGGATATCGCTGACCGCCAGTTGCGAGTCGACAAGGACTTTGTCCAAGGGCCGCCACTCGAAGAACGGCAAGGGTAGAACCTTGCTCGTTTCTGTAATACTCGGCGATTCGTCACTCGGGATGTGAATAGTGTCTGTGGTCCCATCAGGCTGCGGGGCTTCTACCTTGATCGTAGTCGCCTTGCGCTTGATAGTGGTAATCTCTTTCCAGTCGTAACCCCACTTGAAAATTCCCGTTCCCTGGTGGGCCATCTGTTCCAAGCCCCACTTGACGTGGTTCTTGAAGTCGCATTGGTCGAGGACGAACGAGAACATCGCTGTCTTCGCGTCGATCGTCTTCTGACTTGTGCCAGGACGCGGGCGGAGTAACATCGGTGGGTCATCGTAGAACAGACCCTTGTAAAGTTGCGGAACTACCGCGTTGCAGACCTTCGCGACCGTGAACCGCTGAACGTTGGGTTCAAGGACGTACGTATTTTCGTACACCGACATCGGTCGGGGTGATTGGAACAGTAGGTCAGCGTCGCGCCACAGGAGTGTCCATTGCTTGTTCGAAATGAACGCTTTGGACATCCTCGCGGACTGCACGACGAGGGACAGGTCTAGGTCGACCGTCTTCATCATGCCGTCTTTGTTGACGCTATCGGTCGTCAGGTGTTGATCGGCATTGCCGTCAGATACAATCAAAGCGTCATCCATATCACTCCCTTAACCAAAAAGTTCGCCCAATGGATCTTGGGATGCCTCATACGCATCTAATGCCGCGTCTCTTGATAGGGACTGCGGTGATTGGTCGGGGAACTCCAGTTGAACGTCGTTCCGCTGATTCAGTTTCCCGTACTTACCGTCGCAGTGCATCAGATTGTGCGCGTTCTGCATCTTCTGGTCGGAGGTAAACCCCGCGCCGGACGCCGTCATCTTTCCTTCGATGTCAGCGTAGGATGAGAACTGATT